TGCAAATCTGCATTTAAACCCCCAAAGAAGAACTTAAGCTTCAATCCATATTTTGCTAGGTGGCTCCCGAGAAAAGTTTCATCGCACATAAGGCTAAACTCTTCATCGAGTGCATACACATTATCATCTCCGTACAAATGTACTAGTTGCTCATGAACTAGTGATATAGGAGGCGCTGAACCGGTTTTAAGCAAATAAGCTTCGTACAATCCGGCAGCAAAAATAATTATATGGCCAAAGATGTTATCACGAGTAGTACATCCACTACCGCTAGCGTTCCCGTAGTCTTTTAAAATGACCCGGCCGTTCGTAAGCTTTAACATGAATTCACATGTATTCGTGACCATCCACAGAAACTCTTCTAATTCAGATTCTGGGATGTTACCGCGTTTCTGCAAAACGGAGTAAATATCTTTAAGGAGCGGAAGGAATTTATCCCATCCACTGACATCATAACAACCACGATAGGGTTTACTTAAAAGACGTCGGGCTAATCGTTCAAAGCCCCCCGCATACGGATTAAAACCATATGCTGACCAATGAAGGTTCTTCATCGCAAGAGAAATGCGTTTCCCAAACTTCAGTTGTGAATATAAGAGTTCAAATGACGGTATTTGAAATAACCGTATTTTATTCTCTTCAATATCTGCAATATCTTTAAACTCAACTTTTCCTGCTACATTCCAGTAGGGAGGAGTTCCGGTACGATCAAAAAATAACGTATCAGCAAGGGCATGTACTAACTGCTCCTTAGTTCGAAATCCGAAGTAGGTATGGGGCCAACCTGGAGACTTAGTCCAGTCAATATAAGATGCTATCTCTTCCGAAGAAGCAATGCAATCACTCATAATTGGCGCATAATAATGCTCAAAATACTGTAGCGCAAACAAATAAGAAATTTCTTCCTCATAAGAATAGCTAGGTTTTTGATCCCACGAAGTAACCGTTTTATAATAGTTCGATTCACATGTGTTTACTACATGGAATTTATTTCCAGCGATGTCACAAAGAGCATCGAGGAGAACTGGGCCGTATAATTTGGCATATTTTGAAGTCTTCCGAGAATAAAGTCGTTTATTCTTAATCTCGGAACCTGGCAAAGTTCCTATGCACTTCAAATGCTTATACGGTTGTTCGCCCGTGAAAGGATTCAACGG